CAGCGCGTGAATTTTTCACTTAAAAAATGGCGTTTTTGGCAGGCGGCTGAACTGCCGACATGACAGGAGGCGGCAATGAAAGGCGGACATCGACGAAAACCAACGGCACTTAAAATTGCTGAAGGCACGATTAACAAAACCAGATTGAAGCCCCCGCCAAAACGACAGCAGAAAGAATTGATTAAGCTGCGGTGCCCATTTGCGGCAAAGTCCATCGCCGGTCGCAAATGGAAAAAGGTGGTTGCCGGGCTGACAGCCTTTGGTATCGTTGACGAAATCGACGCAGCGCACCTCGAAGGGTTTTGCCGCGCCTATCAACTGGCAATCGAGGCCGATGAGGTCGTGGCACGCGAAGGCATGGTGGTACAAGGCTCAATGGGCAATCCGGTCAAACATCCGGCGTTAGCAGTTTCCTCGGACGCATGGAACAAGGTGCGGCACTTCGGCAACGACTTGGGATTGACCTATCTGGCACGCACTCGCATGGATGGCCAAAACAGCAGCAAGGCGGACGAACTGGAGGCAAAATACTTTGGCTAAGCGGCAGTCGAAAAACGGCTATTGGTTCGACGAAACGGCAGCCAACAAGGCAACGTCGTTTTTCTCGGACTGCCTTGTGCACGTTAAAGGCGAAAAGGCCGGCACGCCGTTTCAGTTGCACGAGTCACACGCTCAAATTGTCCGCGACCTTTTTGGATGGAAGCGGCCAAACGGCACTCGCAAATACCGCACGGCATACGTCGAGATTCCACGCAAAAACGCAAAGTCAACATTAGCTGCAGGAATTGCGCTTTACCTGCTGCTTTGTGATGGCGAGCAAGGCGGCGAAATTTATTCAGCGGCCAGCACGCGAGATCAGGCCAGCCTTGTCTATGGCATGGCCCGGGACATGGTGCAAAAATCACCGATGTTGTCAAAGCACGTCACAGTGCGCGACAGTGTGAAGCGGCTAATGCACCGCAAATCCAACTCGTTTTACCGAGCCATTTCAGCCGATCACATGGGCGCCCATGGGTTCAATGCATCGGGCATCATATTCGACGAAGTCCACACGCAGCCAACCCGCGATTTGTGGGATGTGTTGACGACTTCAACAGGTGCTCGCTCGCAGCCGCTGACGTTTGCAATTACCACCGCAGGGCATGACCGCAGTAGCATTTGCTTTGAGTTGCACCAGTATGCTCGCGGCGTGCGGGGCGGCATGATACTTGACGATCAGTTTTACCCTGTGTTGTTTGCTGCGGATCCAGAGGACGATTGGACCGACGAGGCGGTGTGGGCGAAGGCTAACCCGCTGATGGGCGAGGCAGTCAGCCTTGAATACCTGCGCGGCGAATGCAAGAAGGCACTGGAGCAGCCAGCCTATGAGAACACATTTCGCAACCTGCACTTAAATCAATGGACCGAGCAAGCAAACCGCATTATTTCAATGCAGCACTGGGACGCCTGCGAAGTCGAAGTGTCTCCGCAGGATTACTATGGCCGCAGGTGTTTTGCTGGCCTTGACCTGTCGAGCACGCGGGACGTGACGGCGTTTGTGCTTGTGTTCCCGGAAGACGACGGGGAGTTTACTGTGTTCCCGTGGTTCTGGATTCCCTCAGCAAATGTTGACAAGCGAGCCGGGCAAGACCAGCGAATGATCCGCAATTTCGCCGATCAGGGATTTGTGGAAATGACCGATGGCAACGAGGTCGATATTTCACACATCTGCGACCGAATCACATCTATTGTGCAGGAATACGATTGCCAGTACATTGGATTTGATCCATGGAATGCCACGGGCGTTACTCAGGGGCTAAAAGACCGTGGATTGCCGGAGTCGGTGTTGGTGAAAATGCAGCAGTCATTTGGCACTTACAACGAGCCATTTAAGAGGCTGCTTGGCTTGTTGTCCTCGGGTAAATTTAGGCACGACGGAAATCAGGTTTTGCGGTGGATGGCGGCAAATGTTGCACACAAAGAGGATCCGTCTGGTAATATTCGGCCAGATAAAGGAAAATCAGCTGAGAAGATTGACGGCATTTGTGCGACGCTAATGGGATTGGCATTGGCTGGACAATTCAGTGCCGACACGTCAATTTACGACACTGCAGGCTCTGGTATTGTGCTTTTCTGAGGACCGACTGATGGAATACGGCGTGACAATTTACGCTCAGGCCAGCCCGATCGCCGCACGCTCGGAGGAGCACCTGTGGCGAAGTATCGGATTTGGCGCCGATTACCCCTCAGTTAAAGCTACCAGCGGCGCCCGCGTCAATTCACGCACTGCAATGGGATACCCGCCGCTCTGGCGAGCAATCAATCTGATCGCCAACAGCGTGGCCGGGCTGCCGTTTGATGTCTACCGCCGGCAGCGAGACGGCGGCAAGCGAGCTGATACCCGACACCCCGCACAGTATTTGCTGACCAAAAAGGCAAGCGAATACATGCACGCCTACACATTTCGCCGCACGATGACCGCGCTGGCATTGCTACACGGCAACGCCTACGCATCAATCGACCGCGTGGAAGGCCGGCCCGTGGCGTTGGCAATTTGGAATCCTGCCAACACGATTGTTCGCGTTATTGATGGTGAAATCTACTACATCACCTATTTTGATAATAACCCGGTGCGCGTTCCCGGCCGCGACATGCTGCACATTCGCGGTTTGGGCCCTGACGGCATCGTCGGTTATCCGCTGCTTGAACTAATGGCAGACGCGCTCGGCGTCGGAATGGCTGCCATGGAATTTGGCGCCCGGTTTTTTGGATCCGGCTCAAATATGTCCGGTTTGCTCATGGTGCCAGGGCATTTTAGCGAGGAAAAAATCCGTAATACAATGCAGGCGTGGGACGCCATGCAAAGCGGGCTGAACCGGGCACACAAAGTGGCGCTGCTGCAGGACGGCGTGAAGTTTCAGCAATTGCAAATCAGTCCGGATCAGGCGCAATTCCTGCAAACCCGCGAGCATGAAGTGCGGGCGACGGTGGCAAATATCACTGGCGTTCCGCCTCACATGCTGGGTGATTCAACACGCACAAGTCACAACAGCCTTGAGGCTGAGGGCCAAAGTTATCTGGATTACAGCCTGCAACCGTGGCTAAAGGTGTGGGAGGCCGAGTGTAATGATAAACTGCTGGATGAGCGACAGAAAACCAACGACACGCACTTCTGCGAATTCAACCGCGAAGCGCTGGTGCAAATGTCGTTTGAGACCAAAGTGAACGGCATTTACCGACAGCTCGAAGCCGGTTTGATTACGCACAATGAAGGCCGCGCACTGCTGAACATGCCGAGTCTCGGGGAAGATGGCGAGGCGAGATATCGCCCGGCCAACTGGATGGAGATCGGCAGCCCAGAAGAAGAGATAGCAGAGGGCGAGGACACGGAAGACACAGAAGACGATAGCCCAGACGAAGAGGATGATGACATGCTAGAAGAATCACCAGCCACAGCCGCATTGCGGCAGGTGGTGACAGCGTCGATCACAAAGGCCGTCACGCTGGAGCAGTCTAAAGCACTGCAACTCGCCAACCGCCGTGCCGCAGACTTCCTCAATGGCGTTGAGGAATTCTACGAATCATGGACAGCAAACGCTGTGGCAAACCTCGGGCTGACGGCATCTGGGGCTGTTGATGCTATCTACAAACACGCCAACGCATCAAAAACGGCCCTAATCGAGCTGTCTGGCCACTGCACAGCCGAAACGCTGAAAGCTCATGTGTCTGAGTTGGTGGCCACATGGGACGCACGCCGCGAATCTCTCATCTCCTCCCTGCTGAAAACGGTGCAAAAATGACAGCAAAAATCGACCTATTTACGCCAAAAAACATTAAAAACGCCGCAAAAACCGACGATTTCCGCGTGTTTTTGAACCAAAAGGCGGATAAAATCGAGATCCTATTGTATGGCACCGTTGGAGATTCATACGACGAAGCCGACGCCGCCACAGTGGCTCGCATTCTGTCGGCAAACAGGAAAACGCCTGTGACCATGCGAGTCAACTCATTTGGTGGCCTAGCCTTCGATGGGTTGGCTATCTATAACGCACTGGCAGGCCATGAAGGGCCGACGACGGGCATCATTGAGAGCGTTGCCGCATCCGCCGCGTCACTGGCTGTCATCGGTGCGGATCGTGTATTGATGCAGGCCAACGCCGTCTACCACATCCATGAAGGCATCGCCGGTGCCGTCGGGCACAAGGCAGATTTACTGGAGGTGGTCGATTGGCTGGAAATGTTCAATGCCGCTGCGGTTGCGACCTACGCTCAAAGAACTGGCAAACCAGCCGGTGAGATCGAAGCCGCATTGCGCGGCCCCCGTGGCGACGGCACAAAATACACTGCCGCAGAAGCATTAGAGTTTGGTTTTGTCGATGAAATCATTGGTCAACGCGGCAAAACAAAAGCAGACGCGACGCCGCACGTGACCAGCCGCACGGACTTGGCCGCTCGGGTGCGTTTGCAACGTCTTCGCAGTTGCTATTGACAGCCAGACGCAATTTGCTAC